CTTGATGGTCAGGTGGACATGGCCGCGATGTTCAATGTGGAATTGCACGCCACGGCGCAATCTGACTTGCTGGCCGATGTTAAGCTGATGCTGGCGCAGACCTATGACACCACAGTGACCGGGCTGGTGTGATATGCGCGCCATAGACGAAATCATTGTCCACTGCACAGCGACGCGCGCTGAATGGTGGGCAACCCGGACGGTCAACCAAAAGGTTGCGGAGGTTCGGGCGTGGCATGTTCGGGATCGGGGGTGGTCAGATATTGGGTATCACTACCTGATAGACCGCAACGGAAAGGTTGCACCCGGCAGGCCGATTGGGCGCAACGGCGCGCACACCAAGGGGCACAACTCTGGCACCATCGGGATTGCCCTTTTCGGCGGGCATGGGTCCAGTGAGCATGATGCATTCCTGGAAAACTTTACGCCAAAGCAAGACGCCGCTTTGCGTGATCTGATTGCCAAGCTTTCGGCTCAGTATGGGATTGCAAAGGTGAGCGGCCACAACGAATACGCCGCAAAGGCTTGCCCCGGATTCAACGTAACGGATTGGTACGGGTCTGGCGCGTCCGCAAAGACGCCCGAACCGCCACAGCCAACCACCACCAAAAGCCCAAGTGCGTCGTGGTGGACCGTCATTGCAGCACTCTTTGGAGGTCCAAAGAAATGAACCCAGCGCACAAGTCAAAAATCAACTGGACTTCGCTAGTAATGGCCTTGGTCGGCATTGCCGTAGCCTATGATTTGATTCCGCCAGATGCAGAGGAAGCGGTAGTTGCGGCCACGCTTATCGTTGGCCCCGCAATGATCGGCACATTCCGCACGTGGTTCACATGACATGGTTTCTCACGTCGCGCCTTGGGCGGGCCTTAGCGGGGGGCTTTGCGCTGTTGCTTGCCCTTGCCACCTTTGGGGCCAGTGAGCGTCGTAAGGGCCGTGCGCAAGCCGCTGCAAAGGCCAAGGACGTGCGGATCGAGGCGATGGAAAGGGCAAAGGATGTTCGGAATGAAGTTCAAGGGATGGATGATGCTCGTGTTGGCGGTGAGCTTAACCGCTGGATGCGAGACGGCGACAATTCAGACTGATTGCGCTTGGGCAGAACCCATTCGGCCCTCGGTTGATGATCGACTTACCGGGGGGACCGCGCGCCAGATATTGACTCACAACGAAACCGGCGCTGAAAACTGCGGGTGGACTCCTTGAGCTTTACAGATCAATTAGGCTTGATGTGGTCCGCATTCTGGCAAGAAATCAACACACCGTCTGACTTTAGCGGTGATCCCTACGGGGAGTTGACGAACCAATGTGCGCACACGTTCTTTGGCCTGATCTTGGCTGGCATCTACTGCCTTGCCTCGCTCGTGTGGTTCGGAGAGTTTCCCCACAAAGAAGTCGCCGGGATTGTCGTGACACATCCTCACCTATTGGCAGAGGTGTTCGAACAGCGCCGGCGCGGCTGGGATACGGTAGCGGATGTGTTCTTTTACGGCATCGGAGGCTA